CGGGCTTCTTAATATCAATCAACCAACAATCATTGACCTGTTTCAACGAACCAAATTTCTCAAGGACCTTATTCTCATCTAACATTCCGTCAGTTTCGAATTCAGGTCTAACCTTAAGCTCTATATGTGTATGAGCCCTCCTAACAACAGACATTGAGTTGTATGAACACAAACTTGCGTGCATGTCTTCAACATTTGTCGTAATGGACAAACAACCGGGTTCAATGGTAATTTTACCCTTATTCGCGAGGTCTGCCATAACGGCATACTCACGAATGTTGTTGCAGATCTTGATAATCCAATCCGTAGGACACAGGTCCCAAAATTGCATTTTAGAATTTCCATAATCATCCAACTTGATTCCTGTAATATAAGAACGATAAGTGGACATATGTTTATCCTTTTCATTGATGGTACAAATATACTCCGTGGTACATGGCATATGTTTTGCCTTAAGAGTTGTCATCATAGCAATATCAGCCAACGTCGACTTCCCAACACCTGTGTCTCCATAAATCTTGAGACAATATGGTGCCATACGAAGTCCTCCATTGACTCTGACCGCAATATAATCAGCTCGAACTTTGGATAAATTTTCCCATTTCTGTTGAATGATTTTTTTTTCCACGCCGTTGGGCATGGTTTTATACATCAAATGCAACTTTTCAACGAGATCCTCCAATTCCTTGTCGAACTTCTTTTCGGTCTTGTCCATGAACTTTTCCAAATTACCATTACGTACATATTCCCATTCAGTCATCTTTTCAATATAAGCTTCTTCAAGCTTTAGAACTTCTGATGATGAGAAAAGTAACGGCTTAATGGATCCGTTCAAAAAACATTGGTAAGCGCCCTCAGCAAAGAAGACCACGGTTTCGATCAATGCATCAATAACATCGACCGCGTTAGTCTGCTTCGTTTGCGCTTCAATAGCAAATAGTTCGAAATTCCCTAGGTTTACCGACTTCTTATCCATGACTCCGAGTGTTACCAATAAAGTTAGTACTCGAGAGACCTTGGCGAAAGCCGGCGAATTAACCAATAATTTCCAGTCAACTAATGCCTTAGACATACCATCCAACCACGCGGGGCGGCCGGACGAGTCCTGGGGTGTCATTTCATCAAACAACGACTTAACGATG